CTAAACACCTCTCTACGAACTTGTTGGTATGCCATTGAAACGGCACCACCAGCTTGTTCAAAATAGGATTTTTGTAATTTGGTATATCTATCCCTTAAAGAAGAAAGGTTTGTTTGTTGTCTTTCATCAGCATCAAACACCTTTCTTTTTCCACTTGCATCAACAGTAACAACTGCTTTTGACTGGAAGAGTTTGGATAACCTACCAAAAAATGAAGTATCTGCCATAATTTATAATTTATATTACCACTTTCTACAAGACCAGTAACGTGCTTTTGTACGTGGACCTGGATTATCACAATTGTGTCTTGCTCTAAAATTAGCTCTTCTGCCAGGATTGTTCTTTTTAATTTTTACACCCTTTTGACCAAAGTTTACTTTAACAACTTTACCAGTTTTTGGATTTTTAACATACACCTTAAACTTTTTCACATCACCGGCCATTGGCTTACCCAATTTAACCTCTCTACCTTGATATTCTGCCTCATAGACACAACCACAATTTGCTTCTTGTAATTCTGATGAGTACGATTTTAAGAAATTCAGAAAATCTTCTTCGTCTTCATCTTCCACATCTAACTCATCATAATCTAAAAAATTATGTTCTGGTTGATCTAAAGGATAATCATCAACACGTCCACTTGAATATTTCTTCAAATCATCGGTTTCTTTCAATATGTTCTTTAATTTTATCATAGTAAATACTCCTATACAATATAAATATATAAAACTATTTAATTAACCATGTCAAATCTTCAGAACTATTTCCTACTTGAATTTGCCAAGGGTTTGTATCGTTAAGAGAATTACCACCAAATCCATCTAATTGATATGTTTGTTGTGTAATTCCACCAATTGCTCTCTTTGTAAGGTCTATACCTTCTTGTCTTAAACGAAGTGCAGTATCTCTTACCCAAAGTGCAATACCTAATGCCATTGTAAGGTCATCATTATATCCTTTCATAGCTTCTGCTCGGTTTCCTGTCCAAATAAAAGTAAACAATTCATCTATTAAACGAGTTGAACGAATTGTAACTTCTTTTTCTCTAATATATTGTTCTAATTTAGAAATAATAAGTGGACGAGTTTTTATTGTAGTAGAAAATCCAGCAACCATACCTCTCTCTTCTGCTCTATATTTGTTATGAAGTTGATGTTCTACATCTACATACTTTAAATCCTTACTCATATAAAATAAGTTACGATACCCTCTATCTATTACTTGTTGAATAACTGCCCATCCAATATTGGCGTTTTCTACAACTAATAATGCTTCATTATATTCAGTTGCAAGTGAAACAAGGAAATTTCCAAAATCTTTAGTATCCATCTTTCCCTTGTATTCAGCAACTTGAGTTGCAGTTTCAACATCAAAAACATGACAGGCTGAATAATCCGCCCCATCACCTCTGGCTACGTCTGCAACAACCATATATCCTTTATTATAATTTGGGTATTCCCATCTCCAAAGATTATGGTCAATTCCAATTTTTTCAGCTGGTTCTTGACAATAAGTGTCTTTATAAAACATCAAAAGTTGTGGATCTATAACGGTATCACCTGAAGAAACGAAATCACAATCACATTCTTGAGCCGCACCTTTTGGTCCTAATAATCTTTCCTGTTCATCTCTCCAAGTTTGGTCTCTTTCCGGATGTACAGTCCAATGTAAACGAATTGTATTAAAATCATTTGTACCTTCTTCAGCACCAACCCAAGTTATGAAAGAAGTTACCAACACCATTTGGAGTTGAAAGTATAATTGAATTACCACCCGTTGAAAGAGTAGATTGAGCGGATAACCAAATTTCTTCAATATTATCAATAAACGCTGCCTCATCAAATACTAAAAGAGATAGAGCTTCGGAACGACCTGCATCACCAGATGATGAAGTGGCTTTGATTTGTGAACCATTTGAATATCGAAGTGATAGTTTATTATCCTCTACCGTTGTTTGCTTTAACCAAGATGGAAGATATTGATTCATTACCCTTACTTTAGTTACGAGATTT